TATAAACATCCGCATACCGGGTAGGCTCACCTTAACTGAAGTCTGCAACCAAACCACCAAGGCGAGTTTCATCCAGGTCATCAGACCCGTGTACAATGTCATGGACGAGCTTGACAATTTCACTACCAAACAAACCTGTACGTGGCTCGTAGAAGCATGTCATAGCAGCAACATCGCAAGTCCGTTCAGGTTGGAAAACGCGCCGGGCAACGCCATCCACGCCGTAACGTAGAAACGCGCCCTTAGCGAACCAACCCAAGTCCAAAAGCCCAACAAGGCCCTCTGAAGTTAAGTCCAAGTAACGTCCATAAAATATCTTAGCTATAGATGGAACATACCGGAACTCGTACGCGTAACTGAGTGCCTTGCCTGCCAAGTAGACCTTGTCAGACACGCCCTCATTGGAAGTCGCGCGTACATTGAAACGACCGAGAGTCTTGCCGAGCAACGGAACCATAACATGTCCGTTGGGAGTAGGCAGAAAATTTCGACTGAGGAATGTAGACTGGGACAATTGCCTATGGACCTTTACTTTAGCTTCCATATGTGCCAGCTTAGCAACATGCTCATACTCACGTCTGATATTCTTTTTCCGTGAAGAAAAAGGGTTATCAAGACGCTGAGTCATGTCATCCCCTAGGACCAAGGTCCTTCCTTTTCCGTTAATCCTCAACATAAAACAATAATTGATAGTAGAATTCCACAAAGTGTTACGGAATGTTGTGCTCTGTGCTCCGGTTGGGAGTTGATTCTTAACCAAGCCCAGCACTCCGTGTTTCCTGTTACTTACACGAATGGTGTTGGCAACAATCATCAAGCTTGAAAGCCATTTGGGTGCCCCAAATCGCAACAGCCACATAATTTCTATCAGATGAACATCATGAACTTGTTTCATGTCGTTACTACTGAAATCAGATTCTATGTAAACTGCCCCGACAGGGGAGGCCTCTTCAATAAACTCAACGATCTCATGAGGGGTACATTTATACCCCCCATGGTACCTAACACCGTCACGTGCAGGATCTTCTTTCATGGCGTTAAACATACGCCGAGTGCACTCTTGCATGA